TCAACAATGTACTCATTCTCATTATCAGGCTTAGGACGCATGACAATATAACAAGGTTTTTCAATTTGCAGCATTCTGCCGCCTTCAAGATTGACTTCGGTAACATTACCGATAATATCTTCGCCCGAAGATAGTTTAATAATTTGTACATTGTTAGCCATAATATTATCCTTATTTTATTTCACTTGAATTTCTTTAGGTTTCTTCTCTTCAGGAATGATCCTTACTAGAGAAATATTTAGCATACCGTCAACGAAATCTGCTCCTGTTACTTCAACATCTTCCGTCAGTGCGAAAGTACGAGTGAAGTTTCGTGCTGCAATTCCCTTGTGGTAGTATTCTTTTTTGTCTTCTCCACGATCTTGAACACCTTGTACAACAAGTTTGTTGCCTTCTGGTACTACATGGATGTTAAATTCATCTTTTGTAAAACCAGCAGCCGCAATCTCGATGACAAACTCTTCATCTGTAGTTTTGACAATGTTGTATGGGGGATAGTTGCTTGCGATCTCGGAAACAGTTTCCAAGTTGTGGAACATCTTATCAAAGCCCACTGTGAATGGACGAACATTATCAAAAATATCAGCGACATCAGCCGCACTAAACTTACGAGTTACCATATTGTTGCTCCTATTAAGCGAGTTTTATGTGTGAGACCCTTGCGGCGTCTCGGTTGGTGCTAATAACAAGCCCGCTCTATCCTTACTATAAACTAGATGGACTTCACTGACGACTTGCCATCAGCATTGTTATTTATACATCATTTAACTATAATACTAAACTTTTTTGTGTTGTCAATAGCTTCTATTAACATTCCACCTACATCATACTTATGCCATCTGTGTACGGCTGCTTTTTCGTGATGCAGTTTGTGAAATCCTTCACCGAAAGTTAAAATGCCTAGCCAAAAATCATCGTTAGCTTCTCGATTTCTGTGCGAGTAACTGAACACAAAACTTCCTATGAGTTTGCTGAATCCTGCAGGTGCTAGATAAGCATACACAACAGCAAACGGATCTATTAAATATAAAATACCTGCATACGCTGCTATGATGTGCCAGTAATACTTAGTCTGCTTTCTGTACACATCCTGTCTCAACAGGTCTCGCACATACTTCAGATGTATTGGAGCTAACACTTGTAGAAAGTAGCTTCTGAACCAACCTTTAAAGTGAGGGCTGTGAGGATCTTTGTCTGTGTCTGAGTATCTATGGTGCTCACGATGATTCGCTACCCATACCATAGCAGGTCCATAGAATGGGATGCCAGCAAAAAACAGAAGTATGTTTCTAAGCCAAGGAGGGCAATTGAACGCACGATGAGAGGCTAGACGATGGTATCCTATAGTCACACTAATCATCATACAGCAATAAACGCCAAGAGTTATTGCCCATTGCCATGGTGTAGCATTGAGCATTAAACTCGTTGAAAGTATCGCCACTACTTGTCCTAAAAGCAACAAGTAGGGGAACACTCGCTTATTGTTAAGCATAATCTATCGCTTCTTACCTATGTTATACTTAGGAACTAGATTCCAGTCTTTTTTATCTTTGTATGAAATAATCTTAACTTGACTCATCGGACAAGTGTCTAGTTCAACATCAGTTATAATTTTAATGAGGCTCCATTCCTGTAGAAGTTTAGCAATAGTATTTCTACGAGCAATATCATTCTCAGTAAAGTCTGCTTCTTTTCCGTCAAGAGCAAATAGCTCTTTAAAATGTGTGATGAAGTATCGACCTTGCTTGTGGAGAATATGACAAGATTGATACAAGGTGTTGTCTTTCTTAGATGCAACACCGATGCGTGAAAGAGTTTCCTTCACCTTCAAAAAATTTTCGGGATCTTCTAACAAGATTTCAAGAGGATAGTATCCATCGTAATCAATGTTAAAGAAATCATCTTGGTCATTCATTTCAATCTACCTATTATTATTATAGTTTACGCTATATTTATAACTTTATAGATTGCCGCCTTTCGATCTAGTAAGCTTAACTTTGATTTTCTCAATGTCTTCACTAGTTAAAATTCTTAAGGCTTCTTTCGCTTTGTTGAAACTATAGCCAAAATATTCTTGAACTGCTTCTAAGTTTTCTTCCTCAGACTTGATCCATTTACTGTAGCGTTTACTTTTGCGAACGACACCACATAGAAAATCATACTGCATCTTATTATCTATATGAGGTCTTGCGTTCATTTCATTGCCAGGTATAACAGTGTCCGCAGCAAACCCCATTGCACGATTGACGATGAAAGGATTGTATTCCTTCTCAGTCGCCTCATCGACAATGAGATTTTCTTTTGTAAAGTTTATGCTATTGGCAAAATCAAACGGACTTATCTTTTTTCTTTTTACTTCAAAAGACTTCTCATCAATTTCTTCGACAGGAGGTCCCAATTCTTCAAGAAAACTCATAATTTATTCCCAGACTGTTTTAGTCCTTTTACCAATACGAATAATTGCTTCTATTTGATCTGGTGAAAATTCTAGAAATTGATTTTCATCATCTACATGTTCCCACTCTAGAGTCTTCTCAGCAGTCATCTTTAAATCCTTAACCCATACATCATGCGTGTAACCAGACTTAAAAACAATTTTAATTTTTATTTGAGTTTCGTTTCTTGGCCATTTCATTTATTAGTCCTTAAACTGTATGCTTGCCATGATTTCAGTTAGACAAGCAGTGAGATTAATTTCCTGATCTGCTACGAATGCTGCCTTGTATTGATAGTCAGCAATCAACAAAACCATTTGAGGGATTGTTTTAATCTCAGGAAGCAACGAATCATAAATGTAACGGAAAATGCCTTGAGGGTCAGTGTCAACATTGTTGGCAACCCACTGTCGCATCTTCTTCCAGTCTTTATCTTTTAGTGAAGAGATAAGGTCTTTAGTATTTATATCAGATATATTACTAAGAATGCCTTCATCGATAGTACCAGAAGAACTGTATCGCTGTAGCTCGTTGAGTACACGGCGATAGTCAGGGATATACTTCATCAAAAGTTCAGCAAGAACTTTATCTTTGTATGTAATACCTTCAGCATCAAGAACAAACTGCATGCGCTTCATAAACTTACTTGCGAGTACAGGCTGATCTTTCTTGTCAGTTCTAAACTCAATGACTGTAGTTCGACTGTGAAGAGGATCGATAATCTTTTGCTTGTAGTTACAAGTGAAGATGAATCGGCAGTTCTCAGAGAATGTTTCGATGAATGCTCGAAGTGCAGGCTGTACTGATTCACGATTGAGATAGTCTGCCTCATCGATGATTACAACTTTAGTTTTGTTTTCGAATGAGATAGCACTAGCGAAACTTTTGATTTTTGTTCGGAGGGTATCGATTTGACGACCTTCATCTGAACCATTGATAACGATATAATCGCAACCTAGTTCTTCACACAAGGCTCGTGCGACTGTAGTCTTACCTGTGCCAGCAGTGCCACAAAGGAGAAGATTGGGTACTTCTCCTTTGTTTAGGAACTCTTTGAATGTGGCTTTTGTTTTTTCAGGTAGGATACAATCTTCGATAGTTTGAGGCCGATACTTCTCGACCCAGAGAAAATGATCTTTCATTGTTCACACCATTCATAATATATAATTTAGCCGCCAAACTTTTCTTTGGCAGCAGTAGCATCACTCAAATCTAAAACAATATGGCGGCCCCGTTTCGGGGTCACCTCTTCTACTGTCTCGACTGGGTAATGTTCACAACCTTTCGTATAACCCTTGGGAGAATCAACGACCTTAGCGCCGCATTCCTCACAAATAAAATTATTCACTATCGTCTCCGAAAATTTCTACATTACCTGTCATTACTTTCTTTGCGAAACTAATAGCAGGGCCAGGGCGGGCGTACACATACTCTACTGTGTCATCGCCCTTAGAGAATTCAACTAACCAACCGTTGATTGCTTCTCTGATATTTACATTCAGTTGAGTGTCGTTCATGATTAAAACTCCGATGTTTGATGAAGTGCTAACCAATACTTAACATCAGTAGCAGTGTTGACCAAGTGCATGAACTTCTTCTCAGAAAGAGTTACACGATAGCTACCAGGAAGAACTTTGAGATTCTCAATTTGCAAATGCGCCTTGAAAGTCTTGTCAGTATCAGTAATAACTTGCTTGAAGCTATTGCTCTTCGGTGTAGCAGGATCACCTACAGTGAGAGTAGCATGTGTGCCATCACCAACAATGCTCAACATAGGAGCTGCGGTAATGCCTGCTGCTTTCTGAATCATACTCAGATCGTCTGCGGACAGATCGAAGCTGAAGAAGTCATCAACCTCAATTTGCTTGTCGGGTGCGCCAACAATGATTTCAGGATCAGCGTAGTAGTATTCGAACAAACTACGATCCTTCGACACTGTAATAGACTCGTCACCGAATGATACTTCTGTATCTTCCATGAGAGTCAGTAAGCCTAGAAGGCTGTTCAAATCGTAAATTGCAAACTCACGATCAAAGGTCTCTGCCACTGTAGCACGAGCAAAAATGTTCTTGCCTGTGCTAATAGTAGAGAGAGTATTGCCTTGGCGAACAAGAAGATTCGTGTTCACCGCAGCAAAGTTTTTAAGGACAGAAAGTGTATCGTTACTAATTTTCATAATATAATCTCACAATAAAAAAATCTTACAATTTAAATATAATATATAACTAAGGCAAAGTCAAATGTTTATGTATTTTCAATCACTTCAGTAGTTAATGTTATACCGTTAGAATCGTTGTATGAAACTACACCGATGCTAGACCATCTAGGCACCATAGCGTCATAAAAATTGTCATAATCTGCTTCAGTAGGTGCAGTATAAACGATTGTTAGTACATTGCCATTAGTGGTTCTTTCAGCAGTCACATTATTCGCAGCCATTATATTAGTTGTTTCGTTAATAAAAGCACTGTCTTGAACCTGGAAAGGATTGTCTCCACGAGTAAGTGTCAATCTTACTTTATACGCCATTTTTTTTCTCCTGAAATGGGTGTTTGACTTATCTTATTTATAAGAAATGGTAACTGTGTCATCAGAATATTTTCGGTCATGCTCATACAGTGCTAAGAAACCGTAGTGAATAATCTTCACAATATCCTTTCGCCATTCGTCTGGCGTTTCACCTTTCTTACCGTATCGACCATTATACTTGTCGATGTTGCCGTGAAAGAACCCGTCACCGTGTCCTCTATCGACAATGATCTCAGCGGACTGAAGTCCGCCTTGACCGTAGTGGGCATTGTAAGTAGAGTCGATGTACTTCTTAAACTCCTCAATCAACTCGTCCTCACGGAACTTATATAATTTCTTTCCCATTAAAATGATACCTCTGATTCAGTATTAGCCATCTCTTCTTGCCAAGTAGGCTGCTCTTCGTTTGAAGGATCAACCTTGCTGTACAAGTCGATGAATGCTTGCTTTGTATCCTCGTCAAAGCGATTAGTACAAAGCGTGATTGCTTTTGTCTTGTCCTTGAACACTGCAAAAGCATTTACAATATGTTCCAGCCTACGAGTGCTAACCAACTCATCGATTGCACCTTCCATGAAGGTCTTACGGATAACGTCCGACCATGTAACGAGGTGTGTAGCGAAGTCTTCATCGACACAGCCTGCTCGTTCCATCTTGTTGAGAATAATCTTTTTCTCAACGGACATTGAAGGGTACTCCTGCTCAACGGTGATGGCAAATCTCTCCAAGAAAGCCTCGTCAAGTAACTGGGCGCTAATAAACTTACCATCATCAGAGCCACGACCTTTTGTATTAGCCGTAGCGATAATTGTAAACCCGTTAGCAGGAGTAATGGTTTCGCCAGTCTTTTTGTTGAAGTAGGGTTTACCCTCGAGGACAGCTTGGAGACACATCAGCTTATTCGATCCACGATCTACTTCATCCAAAATCAGGACAGCACCCCGCTTCATAGCGGTGAGGACGGGCCCTTCCCTATAGACGACATTACCATCAACTAGTGTATTGCCACCGATTAGATCATCCTCATCGGTCTCAATACTAATATTAACACGAATAGCCTCACGCTTTAGATTCGCACAAATTTGTTCTACCATTGTAGTCTTGCCGTTACCAGAAAGACCACTAATGAATACTGGATAGAACATACGGCTGTCGAGGACTTTCTTGAGGTCTCGATAGAAGCCGAACGGTACAAAGGTAGAATCCTTTGCTGGAATTAGATTTTCAATTTCCACATTAAGTTTCGCTTGAGTTAATTTTTTTGAGGTATTATCAACGATAACTTTTGGTGCTGATACAGTGTTTTGATTATACATTTCAGTAAGATTAAAAATTCCACGACCAGTCTTGAGACGTTTTTCATTCAGTATCCATGAAGGATATGTCATACCAAAGCTATCTGATATAGCTAGAATTTCTTGACGACTAACATTTTCGATGTTGTGCTTTTCTTTTATAGAATTAAGCAGAAGTTCACGATTTGCATTTTTCATAATATTGTCCCTCACAGACATAGTTAAATTTAATTTACAAATTCATAATACTATTTGTTTTTACATTTGTCAAGTCTTTTTTAAGAAACTTGGGGTATAAATTTCTGCACGAATACTCGACTTTGAGTCTTGTTTCCTGCAAACTTTTTAAAGCCCCGAAGCAAATCAGCTTTCTTGTTAGATTTTACCTCAAGTTCTTCTTCTTCAATCTTGAGGTCAGCTGCCTTGACTAAGTATCGAACATCAAATCCAACTGTATCTTTTACTTCAATAACACCGGATTTTCTGTTTTTGACAATTTCTC